GCATAATGTTTGGAATAAGTGCATTTTCTCAAGTCCCTTTTTCATCTCTTGGTGTTATCATCAAGACAGGTGCAGGTGACATTATATCTAATGCAAGTGTAACTGCTAACGCATATAGAATACAACACGCAGTTGGTGCAATAACTGGCGATGCAACAGTTACTACAGCAGTCACATTTATTGGTAATGGTATTGGTAGTATTGATGCAAATGCAACAGTTACAATAGATGCGACAAGAATAGCAACATCATTAGCTAGTATATCTGCTACAGCAGAAACATCTGTTGGTTATTTAAGAATAAGAAATGCTAGTGGTGCTATTACTGGATACGCATTATTTGATGCAGAAGGATATTCATTAGCAGTTGCAACAGGTGCTATATTTAGTGATGTATCAGTTACTGCTGATGCAGTTAGATTAAGAACATCATCTGGTGATATATCAGCTACTGCAACATCTACAGCATTAGGTGGTGTTGAGTATGATGGTGAAGGAACAATAAATGCAACAGCATTAGCAACTTGTTTAGGTGGTTTAACTAAATTTGGTGATGCAATCGTTAATGCTAATGGCACTGTAGTAGCAGTTGGATATATATTAGGTGAAGAATGGACAGATAGTGCAGTTGGATCAGAAACATGGACTGCATCATCTACTGGAAGTGAAACATGGGTGGAAGATACACCTGAATCAAATACATGGTTACGACAAGGATAAAACATGGCAAAAACAAAAATATCTCAATATGATTCAACCGCAGCTAACAATACCGATATAGATGGTATTAATATTGCTGAATCATGCCCACCTTCTGGAATTAACAATGCTATTCGTGAAGTTATGGCACACCTTAAAGACTTTCAGTCTGGTGTTAGTGGTGATACATTACCTATAGCTTCTGGTGGAACAGGAACATCAACAGCATCTGGTGCTAGAACAAGTTTAGGTTTAGGTGCTTTAGCAGTTAAAGATACTATTGCAACTACTGATATAGATGCAGATGCAGTCACTAATGCAAAAATTGCAGATGATTCTATCGATTCAGAACACTATGTAGATGGCTCTATAGATACTGCACATATTGCTGACGATCAAATAACAAGTGCTAAAATTGCAGACAATGCAGTTGGTGCAGATGCACTCAATGTTAGTGGTAACGGAACTTCTGGACAAGCATTATTATCTGATGGTGATGGCACATTTAGTTGGGGAACAGCAGGTGGCATTACAGAAACAACAGGTTCTGCACCATATTATGGAACAAGAGCATTTGCTAACTTTGATGGAACATTAACAGGAACAATTACACCTCGTGCATCAGGCAATATTGCAAGTATTGTTAGAAACTCAACAGGTGTATATACAGTAACATTTACTACTGCTATGCCTGATGCAAACTACTGTATTATTGGAACTTGTGGTGAAAACCCTGTTAATAACGGAACTGTATATTTAAATGCTATATTTATTGCAGCAGGTGGTCATGGTATCACACCAACAAAAACAGCTAGTTCATTTAATTTCCAAACTATATTTGCTGACGGAGGTAGTGGCTTCGGTTATTTAACTGACTATGATGAAGTTTCATTCACAATTATAAGGTAAATTATGGCAACTAGAATACAATTTGAAGAATGGTTGCCTGACCAACCATCAGTAACATCATTGAGAGATGCAAAGAATGTATATCCTACAAGCGTAGGTTATGCACCATTTAATAATTCAGTAGACTTTTCTCAAGCCGCATCTGAAAATCTTAATTCTGTATTTGGTGCTAAATATGGTGATGAAGTAGCTATCTTTGCAGGTGGTGCAAGTAAATTGTTTAAACTTGATGCAACAGATTTATCTGTAGACGATGTATCAAAATCTGGTGGATATTCTGGTAGCACATGGAATTTTACACAATTTGGTAAAGTTGTTATTGGTGCAAACAATCAAGCTAAATTACAAAAATGGCAAATTGGTGCAGATTCTGCATTTAGTGATTTAGATACAAATGCACCTATTGCTAAATATGTGACAGTAGTTCGTGACTTTGTAGTGACTGCTAACTTAAATGCAGGTGTAGATACAAACAAAGTTCAATGGTCAGATATTAACGATGAAACCACATGGACAAGTGGCACAACATCACAATCAGATTATCAGATTATTCCTGACGGTGGTGACATTACTGGTTTAACTGGTGGCGAAATAGGTTTAATCTTTTTAGAAAAATCTATTGTTCGTATGTCTTATGTTGGATCACCATTATTTTTTCAGTTTGACACAATTTCAAGAGGACTAGGCTGTTTAGAAGGTAATTCTATAGCACAGTATGGTGCTACATCATTCTTTTTATCTGCTGACGGTTTCTATAAATGTGATGGTCAGACAGTAACAGGGATTGGCACAGAAAAAGTAGATAGATATTTTTTTGATGATGTTGATTTAACATCATTAGGAACTATGTCTGCTGCGGCTGATCCTATTAAAAAATTAGTAGTATGGAACTATAAAAATGTTGACGGTGGTCGTAGTATTCTGATATACAACTGGCAACTAAACAAATGGTCAAGAGTGACTACTGACTCTACAGGAGTAGGAACTATATCTACAACTGGTTATACATTAGAAGCATTAGAAACTGTATTAGGATATACAAGCATTGATACATTACCAGCATCACTAGATAGTCGATTGTGGGTTGGTGGTAAATTCTTATTTGCAGGATTTCAAGATACTAAAATTGTTACTTTTACTGGCACAACTTACAATTCTGAAATTATCACACCAGATATAGAAGTTGGATACAACTCTGTAGCAACTTTAGTTAGACCACAAATAGATAATGGTAGTGCAACAGTTAAAGTTGCATCTAGACGAGAACTAGATGATAACATACAGTTTGGTTCATCATCTACAACATCATCAGAAGGTCGAGCAAGTGTTAGAAGTGCAGGTAGATTTCATAGGTTTTCTATAACGCCAACAGGAAACTGGACTAACGCATCTAGCATAGATGTAGATTTTAAAACTCAAGGTAATAGATAATGCAGTTTAGACGATTACAACCACAGTATGCAGATACTCGTGAAATTGCAGAAGTTACCAATCAAATATTAAATGGTAAGTTAAATTGCACAGGCACATTTGATTTAGATACAAGTTGGGCAACAACAACGACTATATACAATGAGCGTATCTCTACAGATTCTAAAATACTATTAGTTCCATTTAGTGATGCAGCAGAAACATCTACAGCACCTTATGGTGAGTTTACTAAAAACACAGATCAGTTAGCACCTAGTGCTGGTAATACAGCAGTTGTTGAATGGACTACCGAACATGAAGTTAATGGAGTGTATTTAGATACAGGTAACACATCAAGAATATATGTAAGAAATGACGGCATATATAAAGTATTATTCTCATTGCAATTAGCAAATGCTAATAACGATGGAGAACACGCAGATGTATGGTTTAGAGTTAATGGAACTGATGAAGCAGATTCAGGAAAGAGATTTGGTTTGCCAGCTAGAAAGTCTAATGGTGACCCATCGCATTTAACTGGAACATCAAGTCATGTGTTAGATTTAAATGCAGGTGATTATATCGAAATAGCAGGAGCAACATCTTCGACTGATGTTTCTCTTGAACATTTTACTGCAACAACGACAACACCTTACACAAGACCTGCAATACCATCTGCACAAATAAATATTACATACATTGCACCTTACAGTATGGATAATGTGTATGTATCAGCACAGCAAAATGGACAAGCTACAGTATCACACTTTGCTAATAATACATCAAACAACACATATGGGTATGTTATAATAGGGTAGTATATTTCTAGGATTTGTATCATGGAAACTAACCTATTCATCGTCCCAACTAATCATATTCATCAATTCTGGCATTTAGCAGAACCACTCTTGCAAAAAGCAATAGATGTCAGTTCTGGTGAGTTTACAATAGATCAATTAAAACAATTTGTAGCACAAGGACAGTCAGATTTACTACTTGTGTTAGATGAAGATAAACAATGCCATTGTGCTTTTACAGTTCAGTGGATAAATTACCCTAACGATAGAGTTGCTTACATTACTTATATAGGTGGTATTACTAATAAGAAATGCTGGGAACAATTCTGCATATGGGTAAAGAACAATGGTGGAACTAAAATACAAGGTTCTACCAAACTAGATGGTATCGTCAGATTATGGCGAATCAAATGGGGTATGCAACCTAAATATACATTAATGGAGTTAAAATTATGACCTTTTTAAAAATCTTTAAAACCTTCTTTGGATTAAATCCAGATGCGTTTACCTTTTATGGTGGCGGTGGTGGTGGAGGTAGTAAATCAGAATCTACTACACAACAACAGCTAGATCCTACTGTTAGACCGTTTGTAGAATATGGTTTGCAAGAAGCTAAAGCTTTATATCAAACTCCTGGGCCTAATTATTACCCATATCAAACATATGTTGGACCATCAGCACAAACGCAACAGGCATTACAATCAGGCCAACAAAGAGCAATATCAGGATCTCCATTATTACCTGCAGCACAACAACAACTCCAAAACACGATACAAGGTCAATATTTAGGTAACAATCCATTCTTACAACAAGCAATGTCAGGTGCAGCTGCACAAGCTACACAAGCATACCAAGATGCTATCCAAGGCACTAGAAGTGGTGCAGCAGATGCAGGTCGTTATGGATCAACAGCAATGTTTAATCAGCAATCAAGAGCACAACAAAACCTAGCAAATGCACTAGCACAAGAAGCAGGAAAATTAATGTATCAAAACTATGGTGCAGAACGTGCTAGACAAGAAGCTGCAATACAAGCAGCACCTGAAATGGCAGCATCTGATTATGCAGATATTCAACAGTTACAAAATATTGGTCAGGTAGCTGAAGATTACCAACAAAGAGCATTAGATGCTGATATTGGTCGTTATGAGTATCAAGAAAACTTACCATACACTAAATTACAAAGTTTCTTATCTGCAGCTTATGGTGCACCTATGGGCCAAGTGTCTACAACTCAATCATCTGGAGGTGGTAAATAATGTGGCAAAATTTTATTATTCCTGCAATACTTAATAGTCCTCAGTTAATGAGAGGTGACATTGGCGGTTATGCAAAAAACACTGCATTACAAGGCGGTATGAATATGGGTGTTGGTAGTGCTATGCCTAACTTTAATGTAGGAGGAACATCTCCTATAGCAAATAACATTAATCCTGCTTTAATAGGACCAACATCAACAATGCAAGGTGTTACTTCTAATGTAACTAGCGATGCACTAAGCCGTGGTGGTATGAATTTAAATCAAAACCTAACATCTAATATAGGTACACAACCATTAGCTAACAAAGCATTTATGAATCCTGCATTAAATAGTCAACAAAACCTTGGGCAACAAATGACTCCTGCATATCGAAACATTAACCCTGCATTAGTTTCTAACCAAGATGCGTTAGAAGCTTATAAAGAAATACCATATATAGATACATTAGTAGAAAAATATAGACCACGTTTTGAAGATATTAAACAAGGCGTATCAGAAGATTACACAGGTGGTGGTTATTCTAAATCTATAGCAGATACAATGTTAGATTATGGTAAAAAAGGTATAGAGTTTGCTAAAGAAAATCCTATGCTTTTAGGTTTAGGAGGACTTGCAGCATATAGAGGTATTAACCCACCACAAACGCAAACAAAAGTAACAGCACCACTAGGGCCTCAGCTAGGTGGAAAACAAGTTTCTTATGGTGCTCCATTACAAATACAAAGATCAAATAGAAGAAGGGTATAATCATGGCAACAATAAATCCATTCTTAACTCCTGATTTATCAACTGTAGGTGTTGATCCAACGCTTGCAAAAACAATATCAGATGCTACTACTAAACAAGGTACAACAGCTGCATTAGCAGGATTAGCTTTTGGGCAAGATTTGCCACAAGCTTATGGTTCTGGTATTGGTGCAGCTAATAGAACACAAAGTTTATATTTAGATCAGTTATACAGAAATCAACTTGCACAAAATAGAGGAAAGCCATTTGCTGATATTCAGGCCATGAACTACACACCTGAATCTGTAAGAGCATTTCAAGCATCAAGAACACCAACAGGTCAGTATGATTATTCTTTGCTTCAAAAAGCTATTGATCCATTTGTTGCAGCGACTGATACAAATGAAGTTGCATTTAGTTTATATGATAAGCCATTTAGAAATCTAACTACAGATGAGAGACAAAAGGTATTAACTAGACAACAAATGTATAAGCGTGAATTGCAAGTAGCTAGTGCAGGTGAAAATTCATTCTTAAAAGAAAGTGGAAAATTAGAAGCTGAATATCAAGGCAATATGATTAACAAAGCTATGCCTGAAGCTAGACGTAATGTAACTGAATTACAAAATGTCATGAGATTAATTAAAGAAGGTGATGTTAATACAGGTATTGGTGCAGAGTTAAAAACCAACCTTGAAAGAGCAATTAATTATTTCAAAAAAGATCCTGAACTGTTAGATAGAATTTCTGATACTGAACTATTAAATTCAGCATTAGGTAGAGATGTATTTAAAGCTATTGGACAATTAGGTATTGGTGCTCGTGGTATTGATACACCTGCTGAACGAGACTTTTTACGAGATGTTTTAACAGGCCGTATTCAATTAACAAAACAAACATTAGTTGATATGACACAAAACAGAATTGATCGCGAATTAGCAGCAATCAATAGATATAACAGAGAATTATCTGATGGTAGATATAGCAGATACCAAAAAGAATTTAATGTTAAATTAGAACCTGTAAAAATAGATATGGGAGCATCTCAACCAACAAAAGTTATCAGATATGGTTATGATAAAGAAGGTAACTTAGTTCAACTATAAGGATAAATATGGCAGCAGAAGATCAATATCAAATAGTAGATATACCAGGGTTAGGACAAAGAGAAGTTCCTGCTAATATTTCTGGAGATCAGCTTGATAACATTGTAAAGCAAATTATCACAATGGAAAGAGGAGCAGAGGCAGGTGCACCTTCAGATATTCCTACAACAGAAAATATTACGCCTGCTCCTACAATGTCTAGCGATATTCCTACAGATGCAAGTTTAGCACCAACACCACAACCATCAGAAACTATAGGTGAAAAACTTATAGGTGCAGGTGAGGTTGCAAGAACATTAGGTACAGCAGCTGTTAGTGATATTATGGGTAAAATAAAAGGCATTGGTACTGAAGTATTAACAGGTGACTTTGGTAAAGGTACAGCAGAAAGAGTTTATGAAGAAGAAAACCCATTTGGTATTTATCAACCACAAACAGAAGCAGGCAAACGATATTTAGATAGAACAGCTAAAGCATTAGGTGTGTTTGAAGGATTACCTCCTTATGCACCAGTGCCTTCTAAATTTGGTGTTAGAAAACCAACAAGGCTTGGAACTGGAACAACTGGATCTGTATTTGACAGAGTTCCTAGCCAAGAAAAGTTAGGCCTACAAGCACAAAAACTATATGACAATGCAACTAAATCAGGTGTTCAATTTAAAACAGATGCTTTTAATGAAAAGTTGCTAAATATAGGCAGAGAAATGAGATCAGAAGGATATACACCAAAAGCCAACACAGCCTTATCATCAGTATTTAAAGAAGGATTAGAAACAAGAATACCTAAAGATTTTACAGAACTTCAAGCAATCAGAAAAATGTTTAAAACTGCTGCATCTGATAAAA